GGGGAAGGAGGCCCCACCTCATGACCAAGACCCCCGAGGAGTGGCTCTCCTACCTCACCGCACGCATGGACAAAGCGCGCACCAGGACAGACCTGCTGCGCTCCTACACCAACGGCACCAGTCCCCTACCGGAGATGGGGCCGAACCTGGCGAAGGCTTGGATCAAGTTCCAGCGTCGCGCGCGCACGAGCCCCGGAAAGCTCGTCGTCGCCGCGCTCGTTGACCGCCTCATCCCGAACGGCGTGACCGTCGGCGCGAGCGACAAGACGCCGGCGGCGCTGGCAGCAGCCAGGATCTGGCGAGACAACCGACTCAAGATCGCGTTCTCCGACGCGATCTGGGACGCAGCGACGCTCGGGCGTGGCTACCTCCTCGTTACCCAAGACGAGGACGGGCACGCTTGCGTGACCTATGAACGCCCCGAGCACATGTATGTGGAGCCGGATCCGGTCCGTCCCTGGCGTGCGCTCGCGGCGGTGAAGGTCTGGCGAGACTCCGCAGCGGGCGTCGATCATCTGGTGATGTGGACGCAAGGGAAGCGCACAGCGTTCTCCCGCTCTGCCTACAGTGACTCGAAGGCCCTGATCTCGACTGTCTCGTCCGGTTGGCGGCAGGACGAGGGCGGCGAGCAGTCGTTCGAGGGCGCACCGCCCGTCGTCGTTCTGGAGAACCGCTTCGGCGAGGGAGAGTTCGAGAACGTTCTCGACCTGATCGACCGAATTAACTGGCAGACGCTCCAGCGGCTCATCGTCATCAGCATGCAGGCGTTTCGCCAGCGCGCGCTCAAGAGCGCCGAAGGGTCGGCAGGGTTGCCCGCTGAGGACGAGGCCGGCAACGAGATCGACTACCAGAAGGTGTTCGAGCCGTCGCCCGCCGCCCTCTGGGAGCTGCCCCCGGGTGTGGAGATCTGGGAGTCCTCGCAAACCCAGATAAGCGAAATTCTCGCCGCGACCAAGGATGATTGGCGCGAGCTCGCGGTCGAGACATCGACCCCGCTGTCGATCATGCTGCCAGACTCGGCGAACCAGTCAGCCTCGGGCGCCGAGCAGCCTCAGAAGGCGCTCCTGTCCAAGGCTGAGGACCGGATCGAGCGTTTCAAGCTGGCACTGGCCTACCTCATGGTGCGCGCGCTCGCGGTAGAGGGCATCACCCTTGGCGAGACAGAAACCGTCGAGGTGCTATTCGTTCCTCCGCACGCGGTCTCCCTCACGGAGAAGTACGCCGCCGCCGTGCAGGCCCGCAACGCGGGCGAGGCGCTGGAGACGATCCAGCGGAATATCCTCGGGTACTCGCCGGAACAGATAGCGAAGGACAAGCAGCGCCGCGCAGAAGAGCAGTTGGCTCTCGCGTTCGCGCTGCAGGACAACCCCCAGCCGACCGATGAGGCGCAGCCTCCGGTCACGGGTGGGATCCGTCTGACTTGAAAGACCTTGAGGAGAAGTGAGCATGACGGGCCTGGACGACCTCACGAGCGTCTACAGTGCCCAGGTCCACGCTGTGCGCACACAGATCACGAAGTTCGGCGAGGCCTACTGGGACGCGATGCCGAACTACCGTGCAAGCGCCGTTGAGGACATGATCGACGCACTCGTCCCACGGGTCACCGCCGGTCAGCTCCGCATCGCGGACCTGACCCGAGCCTACCTCGCACGCTGCGCATACGAGCTCGGCTGGAAACTCGTCGTCCCACCACTCGATAAAGCGGACATTCTCGGCGCTCGCGGTGTCGATCCTCGGACGGTGTACCGCCGTCCGGCGGTCGACGTCTACAAGGCGCTGTCGGATGGGAAGCCTGTCGAGCAGGCGGTCTCTGAGGGGCGACTCAGGCTGACTCAGCTGATCGGCGGCGACGCACAGCTCGCGAAGGTCCGCGCATCACGCCAGGTGATGAGCGCGTACCCGGACGCAGGTTCCTACTACCGGCGTGTGCTCACGGGCCGCGAGAACTGCGGCCTCTGCGTCGTCGCATCGACGCAGCGCTATTACAAGGAAGATCTGCTGCCGATCCATCCGGGCTGCGACTGCGACGTGCAGCCGCTGCCGCCCGAAGCGGCAGGACAGCAGGTCATCGACGAGGACCGCCTGGAGCAGGTCCACCAGATCGCTGCCGAACGGCTCGGCGAAGCCGACCGAGGAGGCAGGACGCCCGACTACCGGAAGCTAATCCGCGTCGAGGCACACGGGGAATACGGCGCCACTTTGACGTGGGCCGAACCAAAACCCAAGAAAACAAGCGGCAAGCCAGACGAAGCGTAACGCCAACCCTGGCCTGCGCCGCACAACCAAGCCCCTGTCATCGCCGCAACGGCGCTCGCGGGGGAGGCTACCCGAAACGGGGAGGACTGATCGACCATGAAGATTCACCTGACTGACCGACCGCATCTGCGATTCGTGGATGCCGCTGACGCGCCTGCGGGCGGGGAAGCGGATGAGGCTCAGGTCTCGGGGGCTGCTGCCGAAACGGAGCAGGCCAAGGACTGGGAAGCCGAAGCGAAGAAGTGGAAGGAATTATCGCGCCGAAACGAGGCGCGCGCCAAGGAGAACGCCGAGAAGGCTCGGCTGTTCGACGAGCATGAGGAGCAGGGCAAGACGGAGCTGCAGAAGGCGCTCGATAAGGCTGCGCAGGCCGAGGCCCGCGTGAAGGCCCTCGAAGTCCAGACGACGAGAGCACAGGTCGCCGCAGCGAAGGGCGTGGACGTGGACCTGCTGTCCGGCTCAACGTTGGAGGAGCTGGAAGCGTCTGCGGACCGTCTGCTGGCGTGGCGAGGAGCGCAGATCCCGAAGGGCGCCCCGGCGTCTGACGCGGGTCACCGAGGTGAAGAGATCAGGTCGAGCAAGCAGCTCACACGCGAGGACCTCAAGACCATGAGTGCCGAGCAGATAAACGAGGCCCGTCGTTCGGGCCAACTCAACCGCATGATGGGTCTCGCCTGACGGCGAGCCCGCGAAAGGAGCCACAGCAATGGCTAACACGAACTTTATCCCCGAAATCTGGTCGGCTTCGATCCTGGAGAACTTCCACAACCAGGCTGTCCTGACTGGTCTGACGAACCGCGAATACGAGGGCGCGTTGACCTCCGGCTCGAAGATCCACATCGCCGGGGTCATTGATGTCAAGATCAAGGACTACAAGACCGGCGTACTCCCCAACGCTTCCGGCGGCGGTAAGCAGCCGCGCACGACCGCGCCCGACACGGTCGCAAACACGGGTATCGAGCTGGTCATCGACCAGGAGAAGTCCTTCGACTTCCTCGTCGACGACATCGACCGCGCACAGTCGAACAAGTCCTTCGAAAAGTACACAGAGTCCGCCGGCATCGGCCTCGTCGAGGACGCGGAAGCCTTCCTCACCGGCCTGCTCTCCACGGAGGGCACGGCAACGACGGGCATCGCCAACCCGACCGACTGGGTGTCCGCCTACAACGTCGCGCTGGCGCTGCGCGGCAAGCTCAGCGACGCGAAGGTTCCGCAGAATGGGCGTGTCCTGCTCGTGAACGCGAAGTTCGAGAACCTGCTGCTCTCCGACGGCTCGAAGCTCACGGCCTTCGATAAGGCCAACACGACCGACGGCCTGCGCGAAGCGATCATCGGTCGTCTCCTCGGCTTCGACGTCGTCGTGTCCCCGTGGATGGACAATACCAAGCCTATGGCAATCGGCCTGCACAAGCCCTCGGTTGCCTACGTCTCTCAGATCTCCGAGATCGAGAGCATGCGCGCAGAGAACACGTTCGCCGACCGCGTCCGTGGCCTCCACGTGTACGGCGGCAAGGTGCTGCGCCCGACCGCCGTTCAGGTCTTTAAGGGGGTCTGATGCTCGTCCGTGGAACCAACGGTCTTGAGATCGAGGTCGAGGAGCAGGTCGCGACCGCGATGATTACCGCCGGCATCGTCGAGCCTGTCGAGGACGTCGAGCCTGTCGAGGACGTCGAGGAACCGGAGTCCGCTCCGGCCAAGTCCAAGAAGTAGGAGGAGAGATGAACGCCGCTCTACCGCTCGCGTCCGTCTCGGACCTGGAAGCAGCCCTAGGCCGCGACCTCGACGAGACGGAGAAGCGCCGCGCGGAGTTCGTCCTCGACAAGCTCTCAGCAGCTTTCCGAGACCGAGCCCGCCAGACCTTCACCGTCGAGCAGTACACGCACCGACTCAAGGTCGACGGCGGCGGTCGCATCTTCCCGACTCGGACACCGCTCCTCGCCGTCCACTCGGTGACCACAGACGATGGGACGCCGGTCGCCTGGCAACTTCGGCACGGCTTCCTCCAGGTCGATATGCCAGCGTCCGACTTCCTCGTCGTCACCTACTCCGCCGGGCTCGCCGAAGTCCCCGCCGCCGTCCGACTCCAACTCGCCGACAGCGCGCGTCGCATCATGTCGATCGACGCCGCCGCAGCGCACGGAGCCACACAGGCCACGGACACAACCGGGCCGTTCACCCAGACACGGCAGTACGCCTCCTGGGCAATCGGAGGTCAAGCCCTCCTATCCCCTGACGACCAGGCGCTCGCGGACTCGTTCAGGCCGCGTCGCGCCGGGCATGTGTGGGTGATGACTGGATGAGCCGCGAACCGCTGGAGGAATGGCGAACGCCGGTCCAGGTTGAGGGGAAGGTCCGGCGGGATGCCGACGGCTACCTCGTCAAAGGAAGCGGCCAGCGCCTGATCAGCGGCTGTCTCGTCGCCCCGGGAGCCTTCACGGTACCGGGGCTGCTGACATCGCAGACATCTGAACAGCCCGACGAGCAGGCGACGATCTACGCGCCGCCAGGCGCTCTCTTCGAGGTCGGAGACCGAGTGACAATCCCGGCGGGGCACCCGCTCGGCGNNTTGGCCGAAAGGTGTCGCAGTCACCATCAACCGGAGGTGAGTAAGTGGGGAATAACTTCCGCAGGGACTCAGCCGGAATCAAGGGCTTCCTACAAAGCGGCGCACTCGCACCCGGCCTACGCCAGGAAGCAGAACAGCTCAGGGCCGCTGCCGCCGCTGCCGCCCCGCGAGGCCTCACCGATAACCTCGCCGACTCATACAAGGCCGAAACGACAAAAGCGCCACTCAGGCCGGGAGGCCCGGTCCGAGACGTTGGCCGCGTCTACAACGACGCACCGCACGCGCTCGCCGTCGAGTTCGGCCACCGCTCCAGAACCGGAAAGCCGGTCCCCGGAGCACACACCCTCCGAGCGCTCCTCGGAGCCAGATCTAAACGGAGGCGGTTCAAGTGACCTACACCGACGCGGTACAGGTCATCCGGGACGCAATCACCGCGGCGACCGGCATCCCAACCGCCCGAGTACTGCAGCCCGGCTTCACCGACGGGCCACTCCCCCTCGCACACGTCTCGCTCGTGCAAACCCAGACCGGGGATTACGACCGAGACGACACGATCTCGATCTCCATCTACGCAAAGACACCAACCTCCCCCGTCGAAGTCGGAGCCGCCGCGCTCGCGGACAAGGTCGAGGTGGCGCTCGCCGTCCGTCCTGTCGTCGGCGCGTCCGGCTGGGTAGACGCAGCGGAGGTTGACTCTCTCCTGGGCGTGCAGCCGTACTTCGAGGCTGTCGAGGTCGTCCATATGACGGCCACGGTCACGCACAGGCCCATCTCAGACGACACCAACTGATTAGAAAGGGGTCTTGCATGACCACCATCGAAGCCCTCAAGAAGCGGCATAACCGCACGACCAACGTCCGTAAGGGCCTGAACGCGCTCGCGTTCCTGGCACCGATGACGACGGCCGTGCCCGAGGCGATCACCGACGCGGGCGGTGCCCTCAAGGAGATCCCGGCGGATTTCATGCCGATGGGTCTGATCTCGACGGACGGCATCACCAACTCTGCCGACGCGAACACTGAGGACGTGGAGGCGCTCGGCTATGCCGAGGCCGTCCGCACCGACCTCACCAAGGCGCCGAAGACCGTGAAGCTCACGGTCCTTGAACCCATCCGCAAAACAATCCAACAGTTGGTCTACGGCATCGATCTGTCGCAGACCAAGGCAGATAAGACCACGGGCGAGATCGTGTTCGACGAGGCCGCAACGCCGGCACTCGCCGAATACAGGCTGATGCTGGTCATGGCTGACGGCCCCGCCGCCGACGAATGGATCATCGGACGCTGCTACCCGCGCGTGAAGCTCTCGTCCCTGCCGGACGAGAAGTGGGCCGCGTCCGACGCGATCCAGTTCGACCTCGAGTTCGCGGCCTTCATGGACGAGACGGCGGGTACCTCATGCCGTCACTACATCGGCGGCAGCGGCGCGATCCGTCACCGCGACGCGATCGGCTTCGAGCAGGCCAACTGACCTGCTCTTGATCTCGGGCGGGCCGTGGTTGATCTCCCCACGGCCCGCCCGTC